AGGTTGGGGATGACGAGCTCCTGCTCCAGCATCCCGACCGCAGTCGCGGCGAGCTTCTCGGGCTTGACGATCTGGTGTTCAGCCACTGGTAGTTACCTCCAGGTGTAGGAAGACCCCGGTCGTTGTTGACCGGGGCCTGGGGTTGTGTTGGTGAGGGAAGTGCGTCAGCGACGTCGTGTGCGCCGCGCGAGCTTGCGCGGGTCCATCTCGTCGTCTCCGTCGTCGGACGGTGTGAGACCGCCACCCAGCGACTCGGGGACAACCGGTGCGACGAACCGGAGGAGCGACTTGGCGTCGGCCTCCAGCTCGGCCTCGGTGGCACCTCGAAGTCGGGCAGCGAGCTCGTCAGGGAGCTCGAACTTGCGAGCAACGTTCGACCGAAGGAGGGACGACTCCAGCTCGGCGATCCGGGTGGAGAGCTCGGTCCTCGCGGACTCGAACTCCTCGGGGGTCTTCGCGTTCTGGAGGCTTGCCTCCGCCTCCCGCAGCTTCACGCGGTAGTTCGCCGCCTCAGCGCGAACGCTGGTCAGCTCCTTGCGCGCCCACTCGGGCAGCTCGTCCTCGGGCTTGGCAGCCGGGGGAGTCTCACCCTCAGCGGGCTTGACCTCCGTGGACGGGGTCTCCGGGGTCGTGCCCTCTGCGGGCTTCTCCTCGGTGACGGGAGTGGTGCCGGGGGTCTCGGTCGGGGTGCTCACTTGTTCTACGCCTCCTGGACGCTCGTTGTGGATCGCCGCGCCTCCTGGGCAGCGGCCTTCTGTTCCGTGCGGATGAAGCGCCGCCAGGCGGAGACAGCGGCCTTGCCGCTCAGTCCCTTGGTCACCTGGGGCCACAGCTCCTCGTAACGCCGGTTCGTGGCGTAGACGTCGGAGTTGCGGTACTGCTCACGGGAGAACACGGGCTCCGCGTAGCAGTGGCAGTTGTCGTGGTACTTGTCACCGTCGCCGTAGATGGCGGTCTTCTCAGACCGGTAGACAGGACCGCGAGAGATCAACATCGCGCACCACCCGCAAGGGGTTCCGGTACGCGAGAGTCGGATGTAGCCGAGAGCGCGTCGGTCGCGCTGGGCGTGGTTCCAGACCGTCGAGCGCCCGCCGTTCATGGCGATGCGTTCGGCAGCCGCAGCCTGTCGAGCACCCGCTTCGGCATGAGCCTGAGCGCGGAGCCTGTCCACGTCCTTGGCCGGTGCCTCGGGGTCGATGCTGCGGTGCTTCTTGTCGAGGTTGTTGGGGCCGAGCTGTTGGAGTGCTTCCCTCAGCTCGGCTTCCGCCTCGCGCTCGATCCGTTCCTCATCCGCCTTCAGCCCAGCCAACTCCTCGACCAAGATGCGGTCGGCGTCTGCGTCCTCGGAGTCTTGTTCCGCAGGAGCGTCAGTGCCGTCCGCCTTGGGGGGCTGGGCAGGCTGTGATGCGGGTTCGGCCACCTGGGTAGGGGTCGCGTCTGTTCGGCCCGCCTGGGGCTTCTCAGCGTCTCCGGTCAGGGAGGCGAACTCGCGTCGCAGAGTGTCGAGCGTGATGTACGTCGGCTCGGGGTGGTAGGGGTCCGCGACCGTGGTGCCAGTGCGTAGCGCCCGCGCCAGGCGGTAGTACGCACGGGCCAAGTCGCGGCTCATCCGCCGCTTGGTCATCACCATCGTGATGGCCTTCTTCAGCCAGGAGCTGGAGGTCGAGGCCCGCGCGTTGACGGGGACCTCGGCCCACAGCTTCAGTGCCTCGTCCACCGTGCCGACCCCGATCTGGGTCAGCGCGACTTGGAAGGCGATGGAGGCTTCCTCCGCTTCCTTGCTCTTGGCAGGGGTAGTCAGGGGGCACCTCCTTGGGGATCAGGTCAGTGGGTCGACCTTCTGGGTCGATGCGTTCCAGTGGCCCTTGACGATCAGGGGAACAGTTGCGCCGTTGAGCCGAAGGCCCTTGGCGTACAGGGCTTCTCGGTAGCCGTTGTGCCAGCGGGTGATGCCGGTCGAACCAGTGATGTCGGTGTCGACCGCTGCGAAGCTCGTCGGCTGGAGCGTGCGCTCGACGCCCACGTTGTGGTCGATCGCTGCGAAGCCCATCGACTGGGGTGTGCGTGCGACGCCCACGTTGAGGTTGACCGTGGTGAGGGTCGTGGCCCGAGAGGGCTCGTTGGCACCAACGTTCGCCGAGATGTAGGCGAAGCCGTCAGCGGCCATGTCAGGCCCAGCTCGTCGCCGCAGCCTTCAACCGCAGGGACCAGAGGCCCAGAGCAGCGGTCGTGCTGAGGTTGCGACGAACGTAGATGAGGGGGCTCATCGCGCCGGGCGCGAGGTTGCCGACGTTCACGGACGTCGAGTACGTGAGGCCGTCGAGCGAGACCTGGAACTGGCCGACCAGTGAAGGGGTTGCGTCGGTCAGCGTCTCGACCGAGACGATCACGCCCGAGGCCGTCTGTGTGCCCGAGAGGTTCTTGGTTCGGAACTGGACGACGGCCTGCGAGTTGCGGGGCGACTCGGCGAAGTCGAAGTAGTTCGGGGCCGGTCGCTGATCGAGGGTCGGGTGCCATACCTCCAGCCGGTTCGGGTTCGCGCCAGCGATCGGCTGCCCGTACAGGTGGATGTTCTTCCAGGAGATCCCGAAAGAGTTGTTGTCGTAGTACCGGAACCGGATCGCCCGCTGCGCCTTCGCGGTCAGGCTCCTGATCTGGTTGCGGTACGCCGGTTTCGGGGCCGTGTTCATCAGGTCCGTCGTGGTACCGAGCGAGACCCACGTACCGTCGAGCACGTTCGTCGTATCAGTCGAGACCTCGAACGCCTGCGCGGTCACGAAGTTCGAGTTGCGCGTGACGCTGGTGAAGTATGCGTCGATGTCCCGAAGCTCGGGGAAGATCGCGCAGATCGTCATGGTGCCAGCGCCCGCTCCGGGCGAGGTGTACGCGACGTCGTCCGCCTCGTTGTTCAGTGACGTCACCTGTGCCGCCGTCAACTGGGTGAGGACGCCGCCTCGCTCATGGAACCAGGTGGTTCCGTCCTTGTCGTGCGCCATGCGGTACGAAGGCGCATCGGGGTAGTTACCTGCCACGTCAGACCGTCCTCTCCAGAATCAGGGTTCCGTCCGGGGTGCCTGCGGGAACCGCAGCCCCGTTGTTGATGACGAGGAAGCCCGAGCCGGGACTGGTCCAGGTGGCCTCGCCGTCTCCCGCGCCGGACTTGGTCAGCACTTGGCCGACCGCACCGCCCGCAGGGAGACTCGGACCAGAAGGACCACCACTGGAGGGGTGGGTGAAAGATGCTCGCGCCACGTCACACCCCCATGTGGAGGACGGTGACAGACTGGGCCGAGCTGGCGACGCCGAACAGGATGTCGCCGAGAGTCAGGTCGAACGACGCCTCGCTCCCCGAAGGGAGCTCGTAGCCGAAGGACGAAGTGGTGACACCGGGACCGCCAAGGAAGACGGACCCGGTGCCCTTGTTCTGGACGACGACGGTGCGGGTTACCCCGTTGAAGCCGTGGTCGTCGCGGATGCTTGATGTCAGATCGGTAGACGTGGTGCCCACCGTGACGGATGCGTGCTTGACGGCCACTGGCCGCCTCCCTTACTCAGTAGCGAATGGGGGTTGCTCCGTGGGGGGTTGAACATCAGGGGTTGCGCGGGTGATCGAGGAGGCCAGTGCCAGTGCGGGGTCTTCGTCCTCGCGCAGCGACTCCCACTCCTCGATCTCGTTCTGGGTGACACCGGGCACGCGCTTCCAGAGACCTCGGGCAGGAATGCCGAGCTGCTCCTTCAGCTTGCCGAGAGCGTCAGCGGCCTGAGCCAGCGAGCGGGACTCCATGTCGCGCCAGTTGACCTCGCCCGCAAGGTCCTCAGCGGACGTCGCGTCGCCTTCGAGCTCACCGGCAAGACGGAAGACCCGCTCCCAGCTCTCACCGAATGCAGCTCGGAACTCCGCGATCTTGCGCGACAGCGCAGTCTCGGCGGCGAGAAGCGCCTCAGCGGAGAGGTTCGCGATCTGGCCAAGCAGGTGATGGGGCGGCGTCTGCGACACGGCAGCCAGGTGGCGGATGCTCATGTCAATGGAGTCGATGAGGCCGTTCAGTGGACCGCCCGGCAGGGAGCCGAACTTGACATCCGAGTCCTCGGCGAACAGGAAGCGACGAGCGTTGTGGTTCATGGGGATCGGCTTCGGCTGACCGTTGTCATCCAGGACCGGATCGCCGTCTGCGTCCCGCTCGATGGGCGGGGCCATCCCGGTCGCGTACCGCACCTCGGAGGAGGTGAAGGTCTGCGCCACCAGGAGGTCGAAGACGGTCTGGTTGATGCGGTTCTGGAGGGCGATCATCGGCTCGATCACGCCGAGCGTGCGGCCTTCGAGGTCGATCTGCGCAGCGAACCGGGTGACCGGGCACTCGCTCGCGCCGTGGCGCTTACCGGCACCGACCGTGACGGTCTTCGTGTCCTCCAAGGACTTGAAGCTCACGGGGTACTCGGCCCTGCCGTCCCACAGACGGGCCTTGCCAGGGACCTTGTCCTTCGGCATCGACACGACAGTGAGCGCCGCGTAGGGCGTGTCGTCGTTCGCCGGGTCCTCGAACAGGGCAGCGGTCTTCAGGGCCGACAGGCCCTTGGTGACCACGCCGCGCTTGGTCCGCTCGGTCAGCGTGAAGCTGTGACCGAAGGCCAGCGCGCCCCGGTAGACCGCAGCCTGTCGGGCGTCGAGCCGTGAACGCTGCCAGTGCTTCCACTCCACGGAGCTGGAGTCGGGCTGGGCATTCGTCAGGTCGTCGCCGAGCGAGCCGCGCCGGAAGCCGTCCACGTACAGCGCCTGAGCCGGTGTCCCGACCAGGAGCGGCATCCAGTTGGATACTGCCCGCTTGGCCAGGAGTCGGTACTCATCGTCTGCCTGGGGCGGCATGTAGGGGTCGTCGTGCTCGCCTTGCTGGTAGGCGTCGATGCGACGCAGCCGATCGCCGTCCCGATGGAGGATCGACAGGAGCTGCTTCGCCAGCGACGCTGGGGAGATGTCCGTCACGGGCTCCCACCGTCCTTCCGTAGGTGTCACTTACACAGATGGGTCAGAGGAAGTAGCCGCGCCCACTGCGCTGCTTCTTCTTCTTGCCGCGAGCTCGCATCTCCACCAGCGCTTCATGCGCGAGGAGAAGGGCCGCGTAGGCGTCGACCTTGCGGGGGGAGTCCTTGGACTCCTTGCCGAAGCCGACGCCGTAGTTGTTGGTGCGCCGACGCGCATTGAGCGCGTGACGCCGTAGCTTCAGGTCGCCATCGTGGATGAGCTTCTTGTCGAAGATCGACCGCATCAGGCGCTCATGCGCCATGGTGGAGACCTTCTGGGAAGCTCGCATGTCCCAGCCGATGGAGTCCTTGCCGAGCGGTGAACGCACCGCCAGGCCCTCGCCGTAGTGGTCATCCCACTCGGAGATGTACGACTCCCACAGGGCAACGTCAGCGAAGAAGCCCTGCACCTCGAAGGTG